GTACTCCCCCGCGTCCTCGGCGGATGCTTTACCTGGGAACTTGGGGCACTCTTTACACACTGATAGCGGTTCCTCGGCACATACGCCGTCCCACGCGCAGAAGAACTCGGCGGGTGGCCCCACCGATTCAACGCGCCTGCGGTAGCGGCCTGCGCGCCAACAGGTAATGGCAAACCCCCAGCACTGCCGCGCCGGTGACCACTCGCCATTTGGGCATTCCCACTCCAGCGCACCCGGCACCTTGCACAGCGCCTCGCACTCGGCGGCGGTCAGTCCGTTGATGACCTCTGGTTCGCCGCCCACCTGCATGTCGCTCGTGGCTGACGCCGCGTCCTCACCCTTGGCGGGGCACGCCTCTGGCACGTCCCTCAGCATCAGGTTCCCCGCCACCCAGTCCATGCGTAGCTCTGCCTCTGTCGCCGGCACGCCGTAGTCGTATGGACTCAGCCCGTCCTCGATCTTGCACCACCACAGCCGCCGGTCGCCCTCCCGGTGTAGTGATTTTACACGTTCGAATGTGATTCCGTTGCGTTTTGCCTTTATCATCTACTCACCCTCTTTCTCGCCGCGCGTCGCGGCACTCAGTTGCTGCTGTCATGCCGGAATTCTCACTTCTTCTTTCTCGTACCACGTACCCCCGTCTGGAGACACTTCCACTTCGATCTCCAACGGCACTTTGATCCAATCCCAAGCATCCATCAAGCGCGCAGTGCTGCACTCGTTTGCGACCCTCAGGAAGTCCGGTAGCTCTCCGATCGGGGAGAGCCCTACAGCCGAGTCATGGATCTGACCGACTAAGTGCGCTTCCATCTTGCGCTTTTCCAAATCCCGCTGGGTCTCTATAAACGCCTTCAACAGACAGTGAAAAGCACTTCCTTGCACTGGGGAGTTGATGACTTCGTTGCGCTTCATAACGCCCGAGCAGCGGAACCCTGTGAGCGTATCGAGGTATCCCCGCTTCTGGTACTTTTTGTACCAATCCTTCTTCCACTGCGCATACACCGGAAAGCGAGCACCCCAAAAGTTAGACTCTACTTGCATGATGTGTTTCAAGTAGCTGTTGGGGGATGGGCGACCTCTCCCCTTAGAGCTTTCAGATTCCTGGATGTGTCCAAGTTCGTGTATGCCCTGTGCAGCCAAGTGATCATATAGCCCGGTGCCGTCTGGCAACGTCAGTCCTAGTTCAGCGATAGCCTTCCAAAGATCGGGGGCGACTTGCGCCCAGTAGCTTCCGTAGAACTCGGGAAACACATAGCGGTTCTTAGCAGCGTATCGACTGTTCTTCATTACTTGATCTTGCTCAAGCCGGTAGCAGTCCATCGCTGAGTCCCTGTGCATGTCCGTTGTCGAATCCTTGAGGTACGTGACCATCATAGGATCCATGTGGTAGCAGGTACCTACACGTACCTCCAAAGATGAATAGTCAAACTCAACAATGACCCATCCGGGAGGTGCACGGAAAGCACTGCGTACGAGTTTGGCAATCTCCGGATCCCGCATAGGAAAGTTTTGGAAGTTCGGACCGGAGCTGCTACTGCGGAACGTAATCACCCTGTGCAAGTGAAAGCCGGGGTGCATTAAGCCGTCCACAGTCTCACGTATGATATTGTTGAGGAACGTCCCCGACGCCTTTTCGTATCCCCGTGCTTTGAGGATCGGTTTCGTAATCGGATGATCCAACCCGAGTAGGACGTCCTTAGACACACTGCGCCCGTCACTCTCGTCCATCTTAAGGACGTTGAAGATTATGTGCCTTGCCTGATCGGGATCCGACAGCTTTGCGCGTACTCCATACTTGCGCTTCCACTCTTTCCCGATATCCGTTTTCCAAACCTTTTCTTCCAATTTAAATATGCGTTTGGCTAATCGCTTTTGTTGGTGTTTGCAGTAGGCTACATCAACGGGGATTCCACGGTCACTTGCTTTTGACAGTGCGTGGAGGCCGTCATGCAGCAGTGCATTCGCCTCGGGTGTTATTGCTCGGACTATCCCGTACATATGAGTCCTCTGTTTTTCCACAGTGAGAGCATACGGCGCGTGATTAGTGCATCTATCCCACCGTAGAACAGGAGCTTGTGAATTGGAGCTTCGTCAATAGTGTTGAAAGCGTTGTCCCCATCGCGCGCCTTACGTGTGTTGGACGGCTCCAAGTACTTCCGCATTTCCTCTCCGTAGTTGTCCAGGCCAAAGATCAACCAAGCCAGGAACTTCAACGGAGTGATGGATTGTCTGTTGTCCAGCATGTGCGCAATTAGGCGTGTGTCAGCAAACCAGCCTTTCGTCTCTGTTCCAAAGAACACTCGAGACCAACTGTCTTCCATAAACAAGTTGTGCGCCACCTTCTTGATGCGCTTGTCTCTGAGGATAGCTACCCAATCCTTTCTCAGTGCTTCGTCAAATTGAAAAGAGTAGGACACTGTGTCCGAGACTGCTACAGCTATGCTCTTAACGCGATGTCCGTCGGCGTGGGGCTTTAGCCCTGTTGTTTCATAGTCAAAGGCCACTAGCGGGCGTTTTTGGCGTATTTTGCGCAACGCTGCTAGTGCCTCAGACGTTTTATGTAGTACACGTACACACTTATCGGGGTCGAGCCTTACAGGGAGCGTTTGAGTCCCGTACGCTAGGCTTTTCGCAACGTCTTGTGCAAAGACAAGTTTCACGACCCGATCGAACTCCATCCTCAAAACGTAGTTTGGGTGGAACGTACTACCTACCCAGCACTTGTTTTCGTAGTCGGGAATGAGGAAGCCCCGTGTCCGAGTAAGGGAAGCGGGTCCTGCGTCGTCGTGGTAGCGGTCTCCCCAGTAGCTTTCCACAGCAGCGTTGCCGAGCAGTAGTATGGAGGTGGGTTTGTAGGAACGTATCTCGCGCATGACCATCGGACGGCACGCTTGGATCTCGTCTCCCGTGGGACCCCCTTTCCTCGGCACTCTGCAAGACACAGCGTTGATCTTGCGGCAGTCGTGATCCATGTCCCATCCTAGGCCATAGATCGTTTCCGCAAGTAGCTGCCCGCCTTTGCCCGTCAGAGGAACGCCTTTCTCGTCCTCCTCTTTGCTAGGGGACTCTGCGATTATGAGCAGCTTCTTACTTCCCCCACCGGACGCTTCCATGCGGGGGTGTTTGCAACCGCGGTGGAGTCCACAGCGCCCGCATCCGACAGGCGCTGCTTTGTCCAATTCCTTTTTAGGAAAGAATCCCATTAGCCTTGAGGTCCTGTGTAACCGGTCACGTTCTGGTTATAGTGAAAGCGGATATCATTTGGAGCTGCAACATGCACAAGGAATTTCTCCATAGACATCCCGCGCAGTTCGCGGAGGCTCAGGCAGCCGCCAGCATCGTGCACAGCTTCCAACAATGACAGCGCTGCGTCCAGTACGTCTTTGCCGACGCTGCTTCGTGTACAGTCGTCCATCATTCGTCTCCGCCTTCGCACAGCAGCACCACGTGGACAAACCGTGCCTTCTTGGACGCAATGCGGATGCAGCTCGTTCCGACAATGACCTCGTCCGCAAGGTCAAGTGTGTCCAAGAACAACTGCGGGTGCACGAGGAACTGAAAGACCTCGTCCGTTTCAATCTTGTGGCGGCACTTGACCCAGGCGTACGGGCCGTCCGCCTTGACCAACATCTTGCCGTCCTTGCATGTCACTTTGAGGACAGGGTCCGGTTCCTTGGCGGGGATAACATCCATAGCCAACTGCACAGACGCCTTCAACTCTTTGGTCGGAAGCTCCAGTGACACGCCTTCCACATCCAAGTGGTCAGTCAGGTCCATGTACTCCGCGTCTTCAGCAGTGCGCAGAGAGAAGGTCACGCCCGACTCGTTGCGGAAGTGCAGCCAGCCTTCGTCGCGTCCGAACTCGATCGGCTTGTAGCTGATCAACTCTTTGATGTGCTCGGCCGGGATAAGTATGTCCCGATCACACAGGGGCTTGTCGAACTCCATCACAGTGATGCGCAAGTCGTCCGAACTGATTGCCGCATTCTCGCGCAGCAGTACGTAAGTCAGGATCGGGCGTGCTTGGTCTTGTCCGGCAGAGAAACGACAGAACGAGATCGCCTTCAACATGCCTTCCGGGATAGGAAGCCATTCGTCAGGAGCGCCAATGGCCGCAAGCGGAAGCACGATGTCATTTTCCACACGCACACCCATTTGCGCGCTGGGAGTCCGAATGACCAAGTTCTTTTCGTCCGTCTCCAGCTTGACCGTTTTGTTGCGGATGCGGGAGATCAACTTGAGCAGTTCCTCAGCCTTGACAGCGCCCGCCAGGTCGGCGCAGGATTCGGGTAGCGGATGCGAGACAGCCACAATGTCGTTGTAGGTCGCACATCGGCCGTTCGCAAAGATGAAGCACTCCGCTTGTGCAATGAGGTCTTTCCGAGCCAACCCCGGACTCACTGCTTTCAGGATCTCGAGGAACTCACTCCGATTCACGTGTTCATTTGCCATTTGTCTTGTCCTTCATCCACTTCGCCAGTCCTGGCATACCGATAAATCCCTGCCGTCCTTTAACCGGACACAGGCTTTTCTGAAACGCGCCCTGGCTCACAAACAAGTTGAGCCGTGTCTTCTTCTCCTTTTGGTATTCCCAACTCCACTTCCCTCGAGGGATACTACTCATAGGGATCATGCAAAAGTGCGTCACCGTCTTGTCCTTGCACAGCAGGATGCACAAATAGCCATCCTTGTAGTGGTCGAACAGTGCATCGTCACCTTTGTCTTTCCAGACCTTTGGAGGGGTGACGCGGAACACACCACGCAGTTTTACAATCGAGTTGCACTGTCCAACTAGAGTAGTTGTGCCAGCGAACGCTGCTTTGACTTCGGTAATGGTCATTCTGTGTCACCTAGTGTACTGAATCCTCGTTTCCTCTTACGCTTGGCTTTGAGGATCTTGTTGGTCTGTCCGTCTGACAAAGCGAGTTCAATGTCGGACTTGATTTCGTACGAGTCGTCCAACAACCTCCGCAAGCGCAGTACGGGGTTACCACTGCGGCACACGTCCCAGAAGGAAACAAGTACACCACAGTCGTGCTCCATACGATGGAACGTATCGCTCTCCTCAGACTTGCGCCCGTTTCCGGCCATGTAGAATCGGGGAGCACCGTCTTGGTTGGAGACGTGTATAAGGTAGATCATGTTGAACGTACTGCGCGCAGCAGTAGAAGCAGTAAGGGACGGAGGCGTCTCCTCGTCGATGTGGTGTCCCCACCTGTGTGCTTGACGTTGCATTCGATCCTGTTCCAACGGCGACATGCGGAAGTAGCTGTCCGCTTTGTTCATCCTGTGCAGTGAGAAACTCACTACCCGCGGCGACTTGGTGAGGATAGCCTCTCCGTTCGGATTGAAGCGAGGGATTAAGCAGCGCCCGTATATGGCTAGCTTCAACCACGTAGTGCTGTCAACCGAGTACCACGGATAGCGGTACGCTAGATCAATGCTGGTCATCGCAAAACCGTGTGTCTTCCATTTGTTCCCGCCGTCCTCGAGGATCTTGAAAACTCTGTCCGCAAACTTGGTATAAGCACTGCGACTGATGTACTGTCCGAGTCCGCCAATACCGATGTATTCGTATTCGTCCATATAGCGGTGTAACCACTTGATGTCTTCTCCGAAATGGTAAACCGGCAACGGCTGTATCCCATAGTGATTCTCCAAGTGCTTCTGCACGTGCCAAGTCTCGCGGGGGTTAAAGATCACATCCAAGTTGACCGGGACATTTATCTTGTCCTTGTACTGTGCACAAAAGGAACCATAGTTGTGCAGGTACGTGCGGAAGTGCTCCCCGCGTAGAAAGGCGTAGTCCGGTATTGCTTGGTCTCTGATGTGCATGTTGAACAGAGCATGTGCTCCGCTGTCAAGCATCAGAGAGAAGTCTTTCCGGGGAGGTGGCTCAAACGTCATACGTTCCATCCTTTGGCGCGCATGATGGTGATCATGTTTCCAATGGCTTGCCTGCCTGCTTTCTCCAGTGAGAACGCAGCACGCACCATCGGTCCCCGATATTCCCACCAGCTTGTCAATTTGTTAACCAAGTCGTCCATGTCTTTGTAACGTAATTCGTCGGGGTACATTTCGACGTAGGACAATCTGTTTGGAACAAAAGGAATAGCCCCGCAGAACAAGGCTTCCTGCATAGCAATTCCCCACGTCTCCTGGTCCGCAAAAGACACAGCAGCATCGCACGCCTGGAGAGTTTCATAGTACTTCTTCTTAGAGTTGCAAAACTTCTTGGTGACGATAATGTTCCAATTCGGAAGTCGAACAGCCAACTCGTGTAGCAGTTCCGGGTGTTTTTCTGGATCCAGTCTGTGCGGGAATGCCAGTCGGGGAGGTCTTCCCACCCCGCCAGCAATGTCCCAATGAATATCCTTTGGAACGAAGTCGTCCGGGTACATCGGGAAGCCTGTTACGTGTACGCCACTGGGATCTACTTGCCTGGTTCCGCATATCAGACGTTTGTGATATGGGGTGGCTACAAAGATAGCGTCCGCAATCTCTCGGAACCAGGCGAATTCGCAAGACGCAGCCCATGAGGTCATCCCCTTCCGAGCCAGGAAGTCGTTGCAATCATAACTGCCCGCGTGCAAGCACCCGGCAATCTTGAAGTTCAGCCCTAGCCCGTCTCGGACATACGCCAGTGTAGTCAGTCCCGGGTCCCATATGTCGTGGAAGAAGAACACATCGTCATCGTGTACTTTCCCCGACTGTATACGTTCCAACATGCTCAGTATCGTGTACGCTTTGTACACGTGGGTTTCGACTACATCGAGGAACGCGCCATCCTTAATCACACCGCTTGTGGCATTCCCCGTAATGTGTGTGTGCGGAACGTCCGCACTGTCAAAGTGTTCTTGGAACCACTTGGCCCACTGTACGGAGTAGCGTTCCTCCAACGGCTCTATGGGTATGTTGTAGAGCATCAGTCCTCTCCCTTAATGATGTGCAACCGTGCACAGATCGCAATGAACATCAAGCAGTGCAGCTTGGGCACTTCAAAGATGTTACAGATTTCGCACGCCATTTTTCGCACAGTCATTCCTGTACACTCCATGCAGTGTTCGAGAATTCTCATGTGCAACATGCACTCTAGGGAGTAGTGTTCAAACCATTCCGTGTTAATCGGAAGGCCGTACGGTTCCAGGTTGACTTCTGTTACTACACTTTTCATAAATGAGTGCGGAATGTAACTGGGGAACAGCCGTATTGGGTTGTCCGTATAGCGGGATCCTTTTTCCTCAGCTTCGGCTTCCATCTTCGTTCCTTTGTATGGAACGTAGAACTGACCCAACCCGCCCTCAGTACCGTTGGTCTTTACGCGGGAGCACAGCGTTTCAGGATCCGATCCGTACGCGCGCAGGAACGCACCCAGCTTGTTTAGTGTGGTGAGTGTCTCTCCGGGGAAGAATGTCATGTTTAAGAAGAACGTACTAATGTGTGGATTGTTTCGGAATATCTTGTCCACTTCTACGTAGTTGTGGATCCCGAACTTTCCAATGTATTCGTTCAGCGACACAGACTCCAGGCCGATCTCGACAACGCGGACGCCCATCTCCTCCAGTTGCGCTACACCGAAGTCCTTGACAAAGCGCAGCACCGACTGCACAGATGCTTGGAGGATGATGTTGAACGCAGGTGTGCCGTCCGGTTTCTTGCGCGCCATAAACAACTCGGAGACTTGCGAGGCTCTCTCAGAGTTGAGCAGGAAGTCCTCGTCGATGAAGTGCAGGTCAGTCAGGCTGTTGCGGAAGTAGTACTCCACGTTAGCCTTGACGTTCTCCAACGGCACGTGGGTCACTTTGCGATTGCACCACACAGGTACGGGACAATACGTGCATGGGGCAGGACATCCGAAAGACGTGTAGAACGGATACAGTACCGCGTTCTCGTCGTCCGCCAGCGCCTTGATGTGCCCGTCGCAGTCGCATTGTGCTTCCAATGCTTCCCCGTGAGCACACACGTACTCTTGCTGCAGGAAGGACATGCCTTTGGCTAACAACTCAGGGGAGAGGGTGTAGAGCGGCCACTCTTTTGCTTCGATCAAGGGAGGATAGCCAAAAACTCGTATGCTTACCCCCATGGGAGGCAACACCACCTCTACAAGGTATGTAGTGACCCCCTCTTGCAACTCCCCGCCATAAAACACGTAGTAGCACCTGCTTTCTGGGACGTCCACTGTCTTGGTCGGCACCTTGTTCGTCAGTAGCACGTTCCCGTACCCATACTCGTGCTGCAGAGCGGCAAACAGGATGTACGGAGTGTAGCTCAGGCCGTTGCCGATGAAGTTCGCGTTGCTGTGGAAGATGACCGCATCATACTGTGTATTGGACGATTGCACCGTTTTCTCCATCTTCTGAAACCTGTACGCCTGTGCAGGTATAGTCCATGTCAAGGAAGTGTGTTCCGATAGCGTCGGCAATGTGCTCGCAGGAGTAGGTAGTGTGAACCTTTTCCCACTCGGTGTGGAGGTAACTGTTCAGTTCTGCCTGTACAGTGTGGAACTCCAGTTCCCGGTTGCTGTCCATTACGGAGAACCAAGCCGTCACTTTGAACATGTGCCGGTGGTAGTTGCGCAGGTAGCTGACATTGGCGGGGGCGTCTTCCCACTTGTGGAACGCTACGAACCCTCCAGTAACCCAAATCTGCTTATTGACTTCCATTACCGTACTCCTGCTACAGACAGGAACTCTGTCCGCGTTTTGTTTTCCGTCTTGAACACCCCGGCGAGGCAGGATGTAACCATGACCGAATGCTGCTTTTGCACCCCGCGTGCCGTCATACACATATGTTGGGCTTCGAGGACGCATCCAGCTCCTTTGCAATCTGGGAGATGTACCATAAGGGCGGATACGACTTCCTCGCCAATCCTCTCCTGGATTTGCAACCGCCGCGTGTACACTTCCAACAGACGTGCAAGTTTTGATATACCGAGCACAACTCTGCCAGGGAGATATCCGATGTGCGCCTTTCCGAAGAAAGGTAGCATGTGGTGTTCGCAGGTAGAGTAGAACTCGATGTCACGGAGGACGACCATTCCGTGTTGGGTGCCGGGGGTGTCGAACGTTTTGATAACTTCTTCCGGAGTCTCTTTGTAGCCACCGTAAAGTGTCTCCCAACTCTTGATTACTCGCGCTGGAGTTTCGCGCAATCCCTCCCGTTCCGGATCCTCCCCGATATAGCGCAAGCTGTCAGATATTGCAATCCGCGCGATCATGTCTGTACGATCTGTCATTACCGAACTCCTAAGTACTTGTGCAGCTGGACAGAGATCTTCCAGCACGGGTACGCTTGTGCGTGTGAGAGTGCCTTGTTCATGTACCGCTTGCGTTCGTGTTCGTCGGGTACCCAGCAAGGCTGCAAGTAACCCGGCACTTTATAACCCTTCTCCATGCAGTAACCGACAAAGGCTTGCCAGCTGAATACTTCTTCCATGTTCTTTGGCTTGCCAGTAAACACGACCTTGACCTCGTTGATCAAGATCCCGTGTTCCTCTGACAACCAAATATCTCTGTTGGGGAAGTCAAAGCGGTCCAACGGAAACGTCACGCAGGCTCCGAAGTTAGCTTTGCACCCGGAGTGGAACTTCGGACTTACCGTGTACCAGATTGGAACTCTGTGTACGTTTGTTTCCAGTGGCGGGAGTGTGCCGTTCGTCTCCACTGCAATGTGGTAGCCGTCCTGTGCCAGCAGTTCCACAATTTCCCAGTCCAGGTGCAGTAGCGGCTCTCCGCCTGTAAACACTACCAACTTGGGGAACGCCCACACGGAGCTGTCTCGGTGCCGCACCATGTCCCGAAGCTCGACGGGGCTTTTGTCCTCCGAGAAAGTGTGGTCTGTGTCACAGAAGTCACAGGAGAGATTGCAGCCGGAAAAGCGTACGAAGATAGCAGGCCGTCCTGCGTGGAACCCCTCGCCCTGTATGGATTCAAAGACTTCATTAACTGGATAAGTTTTCAACGTGTGCGCTCCTTTGCTGTTGCACTATTATACGTTACGAGCAAGCGGGAATATCGTGAGTTACGCCGAGCTCTGCGTACCCTGTAGCAGTCTCGTGGATACGTATGCCACAGACAAGTGGCTCTACGGCATGTAGCTGGTCAAGCCACCAGACGCACATACACTCCGCTGTGGGATTGGGTGAACCGGCCGGCATGATCCGAAACTTCTTATTGTGCTTTTTCAATTCGTTCAAGTACTTGGCATAAGCTGCCTGCTTGGAGGAGTCTTCGAGGCCTCCAGGGTGCCCCATGACCAAAGCATGGTCGAATCCCATCAACCACTTTTTTACTTCGGAAAGCGCACCGAAGTCTTTGACCATTCCGTTGCGGTTTAGTTTGTTGTTGTACAGGAACACCTCGACCGTATAGCTGTGCCCGTGAATTGTATCCGAGCAGTCCTTGCTATGTGCACTCAGCAGTTGGTGCGACAGCTCAAGTGTGTATAACTTCCGAATAAGCATTTGAATTGTGTCTCCTGGATAAGAAACGGGGGCCCTACCACTGTGTATTCTAGTAAGGCCCCCGTTGTGTACTCGCCGTCAGTTTCGATTACGCTTTGGCGTTACGGCGTGCCCAGCTCTGATAGCTCTTTACGCGCTTCGCAATGAACGCTTCCTCTTCGTTCGGGTAGAGCGCGGTGAACTTCGTAATCCACTCGGCGTCTTCCGCGCCCGAGGAGAGCAGCGTCTCGGCAAGCTGGTGCTTGCTGCCGTCGCGGGTGCCGCCACTGGTGCCCCTGGCCTTCGCCTTGGCTTTTGCCTTTTCCTTCTTCGCCTTGGCAGTGGGATCCTTGACACCTTCGGGAAGCGCAATCCCCATGCGGACAAACAGGATCGTAGCCTTCTCGGAGAACGTGTCACCGTCTCCACCGCCGAGGAAGTCTTCCGGCATGAGGCCGCCCTCGTCGTCTTCGTCGGGAGCGCACTCGGTTTTGATCTTGTCCTCCAGGTCGTCGTCGGCAACGTCCTCGGCTTTACAGTCGAGCGCCATCACATTCACCATTTCCTCAAACAGCTCGCGCTGCTCTTCGATGGATGCGAATGCGGGTGGGGGTTCCGGTGCGTCTGCGGCGGGAGCAGCTTTTGCTTTCCTCTTTGCCTTGACGGGAGGAGCGGGTTCCTCTTCTTTGTCGTCCTCGTCCTCACCAGCTTCCGGCTCTGCTGCTGCTGCGATCTGCTCTTTCAGGAACTTGGCCGCTTTCGGTCCCAGTGTCTTCAGCGCGTTGAACCGCTTCGTCTGGTTCGCTGTCTGCTCGTCGGCCAGCTCCTTCAGTTCCGTGTACTCCACTTGGAGTTCGTCCAGGAGTTCCTTTGTGAACTTCTCCGGTGCGGGGTAGCGTTTCAGTTTTGCTGCCATTGTCCGAGTCTCCTCTTTTCGCGTTGCTCTTTGCTAGGCGTTGTGCCTTTTCGGATACTGTTGCGGATCGGGGTTTGCTGCCTCCGCTGTCCGCTTGTACACTATTATACGTACGAGACGAACTTTTCCGTGTCCGTTCCTTCATTTTCCTAAAAATAAATTCCGCCTGACGTGCTGTGACACTATGCGGGATTTTATAAACACCCTCAACTTCGTCTATATGTGTGTGCGTCTTTTTGGGTGAGTACTTAAAAAGCGGGCAGTACCCTGTATGAATGGCGTCAAAATCGATCCTGCGCCCTGTGCGCAAACACTTAGGGTCTTCCCAAATGTCAGCAGGGAGCAGAAGCGAGAAGCAGCACCAGCAGCAGCGTTCAAAGTTACGGAGGCGTGGGGTTGTCATGACACTTGACCACTATCCAGCAAAGTAGGAGCATTAGGGGTTTGATAGCCAACGGCAAACATACTGTCCACAAGGACAGTTTCAAGTTGGGGTGAGTTGTAGTCCAGTGGTGCAGCATCAGACCGAACGCGAGGACACAGTAGAGATCTGCTTTGTCGAATTCGGAGAGACTTATGTGGACCGGGCAGGAAGTCTCATATTCGACAGGTACGACGGCTCTTCCGGTGCAGTTCCCTTTGGCGATTTCTTTTTCCAGCGCATCCATTGGTTTAGTACCTTTTCAAAGTTTTCGGTGCTTTTGATCACAAAGTCAAAATTGAACCATGCTTCCGATTTCAGATACGGAGCACTCTTTGCTAATGCGGAAAATAACTCATCCCATATAGCAGGAGCGGGAAAGTCTTGGATACGTGCTTTCAATTTCCTTTTACGTGTGTCGGTGATTTTTCGTATTACGGGAAGTTTGTGTTTCAGTGCCACAGTGTTGTAACGGTTAAATACCCATTCGATCTTTTGGGCTTCCTTTTCTTCTTCTTTCTTTGCTAATCCAAATCCAGTCTTCGCTGTATAAACGGGAGAAACTGGCATAGTTATATAATTGTTAGGCTCTCCTAAATTTGTTAGTCGCCCCTGTGGCTCTTTTGTTGTGTCTTTTTTTTCTTTCCCCGGAAGGGGGAAGGGAAAAGAGATACAATTTTGTCTTATTGCGCGAGCGTGTATGTGCCCGGGCGTGATCCCAGGGGCGTAATGCCCGGGCGCATAATGCGCGAGGGAAAGCGAACGTATAAACGCTATAACATTGCTAAAATGCAAGTTGTATAACCGGACGCTGTACAACACTCCTGTTTGCTTGTTTATTTTCTTTTGGTTCTTCCACAAGACCAAAGTAAATGGCCGAGTTGAGCGAGTCGAGTTGGATTCGGTTGCGCTACAGCTTATGAGCTTGAGCGCTTCCTTAATGGACTGAACGGAGCAGCCCAACATGTCCGTCCATTCGCGTGTGGACATAGCGAACGGTTTGCCTTTGTTGCTCACCCAAGACACACAAGCTATTTGAAAAGCCATTGCCGCAACAATGTTCCCGTTCAACGCTTTCGTGATGTTTGGATCATAACTAAGGGTGTAGGAGTTTTCGTGGTGTTGCTTTAGGGCTTTGCATAACTCGGTATGTTTGTCGGTCATAATGCTTCCTCATAGAGTGTACTTGTGCGTCTCATAGTATTATACGTTTTCCTACACTTTTACATCTACGGAACTATCTGCAAAATATCTATGCTGACCGTGCTTGTGTTGCGTGTTTGTGTTGTTATACTAGTATAATGATAAAGCAGCAGCCTTTGGGGAGCACATGAGCACAACAGGCATATCAAACACAGAGCGCGTCAAAGAAGGAATACGCTACCTCAAAGAGCGTTCCTTGTTCCAAACGCAGGACATAGCATTTGCCAGCCTGCTACTGCGTGCCACCACACTCAAAGCACATGAGCTGTCCGGCGCTATTCGGATGCTGCGGAAGTACAAGGACAACCTTCCCGAAACCTTTGCGGAAGTAATGTTCGGCACTGACAATAACAAGCTCCGTGTGGAAGTGTTTCCAGAAAGCAACTGCCTTTCCGTATTTGGCGCTACGTCTGAGACTTGGCGCAAGTGGATGTACAGTACGTTTTCAGCTTCCGACAGAGACTGGAGATCCAAGCTCCATTGTTGGCTAATAGCAAACAGTCCGAAGAACTTGAACACGTTACGTCTGGCGGGTTTTGAAATTGCTCCAGACGTAGTAAAGCTGATAAACAAGCCGACAACGGACATACTGTCCCGCTACGCACGAGCAGATGACTTACGTCCGTTTCAGCGTGTGGGGGTGCTACAAATTGAACACTGGCACGGACGCGCCATACTTGCTGACGAAATGGGACTGGGCAAGACTATCCAAGCACTGGCATACATGGAACTGCATCCCGAATTGGAACAAGTGCTTGTGGTCTGTCCGGCCACGCTCAAGTACAACTGGCAACGGGAAGCTAATGATTGGACAGAGAGACCATCACAAGTGCTGTCCGGCCGGAAGGTCAACTATCCGGCTAGGGCGCTTCGCCAGCTGGGAATTGTAATCATTAACTACGACATCCTTGCAGCATGGAAAAACGTGCTTAAGGAAGCGCGCTTCCAATTAGTGGTCTTTGACGAAGCGCACTACTTGTCCAATCCAAAAACACAACGGACAAAGGCGGCGGTTGCAATAGCGCGTTCCATTCCACGCACGATTGCGATTAGTGGAACACCTTTGAAAAGTAGACCAATAGAGATTCATACAGCCATAAGCATGGTGGATAAGGAACTGTTCCCATCCCGCTTGCGTTTTGGTATGCGCTACTGTCGCCCTAAGCGGAACCGATTCTCCGGACAATGGGATTTCAAAGGCGCGGAACGCACAGACGAACTCTTTGCGCTGTTGAAGCAGTCAGTTATGATCAGACGCACCAAGAAGGAAGTGCTCCCGGAACTGCCGGATAAGGTGCGCACGTTCGTTCCGTTAACGATGTCCGCATCGGCATGGAAGAAGTACCGAGAGATAGCAACGGGAATAGTCCGAGACGCTAAAGGAGACGCGCAAACGGTTCCTGGCCTTGCCAAGATGGAGTATTTGAAACAAGCAGTAGCGGAAGGCAAGTTACCGGAAGTTATTGATTGGGTGCGCGACTTTTTGGACAATGAGGGAAAGCTGGTACTATTCGCAACACACCGTTCCATAGTCGATGCGCTCTCTGCCAAGTTCAAGAAGGAGTGCGTCACAGTGTACGGTGGCGTTCCGTCTAAGACGCGGGATACACTAGTGCAGCAGTTCCAGAAGGATCCAAAGACCAAGTTGTTTATTGGAAACATTCAAGCAGCAGGAGTAGGGATCACACTTACTGCTGCGAGTGCTGTAGCGTTTATGGAGTTCCCGTGGAACCCGTCAGACATAACACAAGCGGAGGACAGGGTACATCGTATTGGACAAAAGGATTGTGTGAACGTGTTCTACTTAGCAGTGTCTGGAACAATAGAGGAGCGCATTGTCGAAACGCTGAATTCAAAGAGTCGTGTTGTTGGACAGGTGCTAGATGGAGCGTCAAGCACCGAGAAGGGTATGTTGTCCAGTCTTTTGAAGGATCTAGAAAATGGCAATTACATGTGAGCAAGCGGAAAGGGTTCAAGCGGTCGATGGTCTTGTTCGTAAGATTGTGTGGGCGCACAGTGAGAGCACCGGAATCAGATTTGATGACCTGTACAGTCTGGCGCGGGATGTACTGTTCACAAAGGCAGAGCAGTACTCTTCGGACAGAGGAGCGTTTACCACATTCGCGCACAGGGTTGTGAACAATGCAATCCTGGACCTACGTCGGAGACCCCGGCGCATCCTGTATACGGACGTGTTGCCGCGGGTAGCCGCGCCCGACCCGTTCGCTAATCGGAAGTGGCTGACGATGCTTTGTCTCCGATTGGAGTGGGACGCAATGCACGTGGTGTACACTGCGTTGGACTTGGATGACCAAAACAAGTTACCGGCCGGCCGTGTCAAAGCGCGTCGGGCAATTCAGACAGCACTGCTAAAGGAAGGAATGAAGTACCGAGACATCGAAGCCGCATTTGTAGAGATCCACAGAGCAATAACACCGAAAAACAGACGGAGAAGGAGACGCAGATGACCGAGAAAAAAGACCCCGAGGGACGAAAGAACAGTCGGAGTGGACAACCCGCCCTTGTGGTTTGGGGATTCGACCCTGCACTGAGGATGGAGTTCCGCCACCACTGTGAACGCAAAGGCACGACGATGTGTCCTGAACTCTCCAAGATAGTAAGGAAGTACCTCGACCATGCCAAGAAACGACGGACTGGATCTGGAAAGGCTGTTGCAGCAGCGACATCTGATTTCCAAGCCTAGGAACAGCAGAGGCTGGGTTACACTGCGATGTCCACATTGCAACAGGGAGTACTTGGGCTGGAATAACGGCTTCCAGTGCTTCTACTGTTGGTATTGTGGACCTCACAAGACATTTGATACTCTAAAGCGGGTGTTATCGTGCGATGCGTTTACACTGCGGGACTTACTAGCCAGGTATCCTCTCCACGGTACTGGAAGGCAGGTAGCCGCCGAAAAGCATGACACAGCAGGGACGCTAGCTCCTGTCAAAGACCTGCACCCGCTGACTAAGGCACATCATACGTATCTACGTAAGAGAGACCTGTGCACAGAGGAGTTGATTTTGCTGTGGGACGTACAATCGTTTGGACCCACACCGAGCGTTCCCGTACTGTGCAACCGGATCTGCATCCCGCTGATCCAAGACAGGGAGTGGGTATCGTTCCAAGCAAGAACACATTGGCCCGATGCTGCACCGCGATACTGGACGTGTCCGTCAGACGAAGAAGGCCGGTTCCACAAGCACTGTCTCTACGGATGGGACTATGCGAAAGAGCTCGACCGCGTTGTAGTGGTAGAGGGACCCGTGGACGTATGGAAACTCGGACCTGGTGCTGTGCACGGATTCGGCTCACAATTACTTCCGGCACAGGTGCTGCTACTATCCACTCTTCGAAAAGTTTACTTCCTCTTCGACTCCGAAGAGAAAGCACAGACCATTGCTCGCGGTTATTGCGAAGCCCTAAGTATGTTGGGAGTAGACGCTGAGTGCCTGGAACTCCTAGAGTATCCTGACCCCGGCGACATTCCCGCAGAGGAAGCACAAGACCTCATGAAAGAACTGGGATTCTAATGGCACGACTAAGTACCAGAGAGAAACGAAAACACAATACGGCAATGGCGAAAGCCACTTCCAAGATACCCATGCTCCCTGATGTGATATGGGAGCGCGTCCATCGTGCGGCTGACCTAATTGTGGACGGGTTTGCTCAGCGCAAAGTTGCGGACATGTTGTCGCGTGAGTATGGAGTAGCTATTCCGGCTGCTAAGGGATACATCACCACTGCCCGCCAGGAAATGCAACGTAGGGCAACGCAAACGTCTGAGCAGCAGTTTGCTGTGAGCATGGCACGCATGGAGAAGATGTTCCGCAAGGCGATGCAAAACGACAATCTGCGGACTGCGTTGGAAGTAGAGAAAGCGCGCATCAACCTCCTCGGCTTGGAACCTCCGAAGGAAATGTTTATCCACAAGACACTCAAGGCGACACAGATGAACTTTGTGCTCGACTTGAATGCTATCGGAGACCTCAACGACGAACAGAAGCGTGCGCTCATGGGAGCGTTGGAACAGCTAGCGCCAGAACAAGATGGAGAGCCTATGGGATTACTGTCGGACACTATCGACGTGGAGTACGAAGTCGATGACATTCCAGATGCAGCAGATGATGTAGATTTTGAGGAGTAATCGTGGCAACAGTCAAACACACGAAGCTCGACAGCAATCTCGAGCGGCAGATAGTCACAGCTATGGTCGTGTCCACTCCGTTCCTTCGGGAAGTGCAGGACATGTATGCGCCCAAGCTGTTGACCACCAATCACACACGCACCGTAGCGGGGTGGTGCTTAGACTACTTCAAACGATACGGAAAGGCTCCTGGCAAGCACATTGAACAACGGTTTGAGCGAGCGGTACGCAAACAAGAGGTTGTGGACGAGCACGAGATCGAACTCCTGCGCAGGCTGCTGGCCTACCTTTCCGACGAGTACGACCGTACTACGGAAGACGCGGGCGGCCTAAATGTTGAGTACTTGCTAGACGAAGCAGAGGATTGGTTCCGTTCCCAAGACCTAAAGGAACTTAGTTCCGAGTTGCGGGACGCCCTCGAGGAAGCAGGGCCGGAGGAAGCAGAGATGCTGCTCCGCCAGCACCAGACAGTGGTCAGGGCTGAGGAGTCCTACTTTCAGCCACTGGTGGACAGGCGCAGAGGTATGCGTCTGTTTGAAAAGCCACCAACGCCGCTGTTCCACCTTCCTGGCGCACTTGGCGAAGCACTGGATCAGCACATGGTACGCGGTGGCTTTGTCAGTTATCTTGGTCCGGAGAAACGAGGCAAGACTTGGTGGATCATGGACAACATGTTGCGGGCTTGTCAAGCGCGGAACAACGTGGTGTACTTTGAAGTCGGAGATCTATCCGAGGACGACGTATGGGAGCGCATAGGTTCCCGTTGTGCAGGGCTCCCGTGGCAACTGATGGAACCTACGTATGTAGTGCCTCACATGGACTGCAAGCGCAACCAACTAGGTACGTGCCGTAGTCCATTGCGGAAGTGCAGGGTGCAACTGTATTCGGATGAATCGCAACCGCCAGACCCTAGTGGAGACGTGTGTCCAAAAGGCTACAAGGTGTGTACGGCCTGTGATGATCGCGGGTTGAAGCGCACCCCAGAGGAAATCTGGATTCCAGCTGTGTTTTATGAAAAGGTAATGAACGATACAGAACTCAACTGGACGCGCATGGACAAAGCACTTGACCGACTGCGGAAGCGAATGGGCAATCGGCAGTTTAGGATCTCCGTGCATCCAAATACGTCTGTGAATGTGGAAGACCTGAATGAGCTGCTCCTACGTTGGAAGGAGAGGGAAGGGTTTGTGCCAGACGTAATTGGAATAGACTATGCGGACATCCTGGCAAAAGAGGAAGGGTGCCGCGAGGAACGGGATAGTCAAAACGAACGCTGGAAAGCAATGCGCCGAATGTCTCAGACATGGCACGCTCTGCTCATCACAGCCACGCAGGGGAACAGGGAAAGCTACGAATCCGACACTATTAAGATGGGACACATTACTGAGGACAAGCGGAAGCTGGGACACGTCACCGCGTGCTTTGGATTGAATCAGACTGCTATGGAGAAGCACTTGCAGCTCATGCGCATCAATCCCGTGGTCATGCGCCGGAGAGACAACTTCCGAGGCCGCCAGATAGTCTCCACAATGTGTCTGGAAAGAGGCGAAGTAAGTACGGGTTCCTTTTGGATGCGTCCACAGCCAAAGAAAGAGGAATCCGACTGAGCATTTGTAGTCGGAAAACGTATAATAGTGTAAGCAAACAAAAGGCAATCCGATGGGCGCTATCAGTCACATCCACAAGTTCGCATACTGTGATATCACCAATTCGGATATCCAAAATACGACATGAACACAGGAGAACTAAGTGACCGACAAACGAGCAGTCTTTAGATCCTTCACTCTTTCGGGAATAACGCAAGCAGCGCACCATACAC